GTTCCAGGCGGTAAAGCAGGAAAAGCAATGAAACCAATGTCAAAAGGCCACGGTGCTGAGAAAAAAGGCGCAGGCGAAACAGCTGACAATAAGAAATCTATTGTAGGCAAATAAGGAAGACTAGATGCTAAACTTACGTGAGAACTTGACATTCGACCAGGCGAAGATCGTCGTAGAAACTGCTAATGATGGCAAAGACCTTTTTATGAAAGGTATTTGTATACAAGGCGGAGTACGCAATGCTAATCAGCGTGTGTACCCTGTTAATGAAATTGGTAGGGCTGTCAAAACTCTTAACGATCAAGTTACAGGAGGATACAGTGTACTCGGGGAAGTAGATCATCCAGAAGGCCTTAACATTAACTTAGACCGCGTGTCTCACATGATTACAGAAATGTGGATGGAAGACGCTAACGGTTATGGGAAGTTAAAGATATTACCAACTCCTATGGGAAAACTAGTTGAAACAATGCTTAATAGCGGCGTTAAACTTGGTGTTTCCAGTAGGGGCTCTGGTGAAGTAACAGACTCCGGTGATGTATCGGATTTTGAAATCATAACAGTGGACGTTGTGGCACAGCCAAGTGCGCCAGGAGCATATCCGACAGCAATTTACGAACACTTAATGAATGCTCGAGGCGGGCACAAGGCATATGAATTAGCACAGGCAACAAGACACGATCCAAAGGCACAAAAGTATCTTAAGGAATCGCTGATTAATATAATCAGCAAACTCCAGTAAACTAGGAGAATAGTATGATAGATGCACTGAAAACACTCTTTGAAAACGATGTAGTTTCTGAAGATATCAGGGCTCAAATTGAAGAAGCTTGGGAAAGCAAAATTAAAGCGAATAAGATGCAGGTAACTGCTGAACTTCGTGAAGAATTTGCATCTAAGTACGAGCATGACAAGAGTCAGATGGTAGAAGCTGTCGACACTCTAGTTTCAGATCGACTTCAAGCAGAAATTTCTGAGTTTGCAGATGACCGCAAACAACTAGCTGAAGCTAAAGCAAAATATGCAGTAGCAATGCGTGAAAACGCAAACCTATTAAAAAGTTTTGTAATGCAACAGTTAGGTAAAGAAGTTTCTGAATTACACGAAGATCAAAAAGTAATGTCAACTAAGTTTGGCCAGCTTGAAGAATTCGTTGTAGAAGCCCTATCTAAGGAAATTGCAGAATTTTACGAGGATAAACAAGACTTGGCTGAAACAAAAGTACGTTTAGTACGTGAAGCTAAGACACACTTCAATAAAGTTAAAAAGAACTTCATTGAAAAGAGTGCAGTTAAAGTATCAGAAATGGTAAGTAAGAACTTGAATAAAGAAATTACTTCACTTAAAGAAGATATTGAAACTGCAAGACAAAATGACTTCGGTCGTAAGTTGTTTGAATCTTTTGCATCCGAGTATGCTAATAGCTACTTAAATGAAAAAAGTGAAACAGCAAAACTTCTAAAAGTTGTCGATACTAAAAATCGTCAATTAGCAGAAGCAAAGAACATTGTTGATAAGACTACAACTTTAACAGAAGCTAAAGATGCTGAAATTAAAAAGATTAACGAGTCAGTTCAACGTTCGAAAATTATGAACGATTTGATTGCACCATTAGGTAACGATCAACGTGAGATAATGTCAGACTTACTGGAATCTGTTCAAACTTCAAAATTAGAAAAGTCGTTTAACAAGTACCTACCAACAGTAATTGAGGGTAATAGTCCAGCGAAGAAGAAGGCAGTTATTGTAGAAGGCAAAGAAATTACAGGCAATAAAGAAGAAACTAACGTTAGTAGACAAAAGCAAAACGAGAATGTCGTCGACATCCGTCGTTTAGCTGGATTAAATTAAGGAGATAATTATGTCAGAACTACTAGAAAGTCGCTGGCAAGAGACGAAAACAGCATTGATGGAAGGCCTTTCAGGAACTAAGAAATCTGTAATGGGTACTACCTTAGAAAATACTCGCAAGTATTTGTCTGAGACATCAGCCGCTGGTTCGACTACTGCCGGTAATGTCGCAACTCTAAATAGAGTTATCCTACCAGTTATCAGACGTGTAATGCCAACAGTGATTGCAAATGAACTTGTTGGAGTACAACCGATGACAGGACCCGTGGGCCAAATCCACACATTAAGAGTACGTTACTCAGATACCGCAGATGATGCCACAGCAGGCGAAGAGGCATTAAGCCCATTCAAAATTGCACTTGGTTATTCAGGTGATGAGGCTGGTTCAGATGCAGGTAGAGCAAAAGGAACAGCACTAGCTGAAGGTACAGCTGGTAACAAACTCAGTATTCAGATCTTGAAACAAACTGTTGAAGCGAAAACTCGTAAGTTGAGTGCTCGTTGGACATTTGAATCAGCTCAGGATGCACAAGCACAGCACGGCATTGATGTCGAAGCTGAAATCATGGCAGCTCTTGCACAAGAGATTACTGCTGAAATCGACCAAGAAGTACTTGCTTCTTTACGTTCACTAAGTGGTACGGCCGTACAAACATACGACCAAGCTGGTGTATCAGGTACAGCAACATTTGTTGGTGACGAACATGCCGCATTGGCAGTTCAAATCAACAGAGCCGCTAACTTGATCGCACAGAGAACAAGAAGAGGCGCTGGTAACTATTGTGTTGTTAGCCCATTTGCGTTAACAATCCTACAGTCTGCTACAACAAGTGCATTTGCACGTACAACTGAAGGCACATTTGAAGCACCAACAAACACTAAGTTTGTAGGTACTTTAAACAACGCAATGAGAGTATATGTTGATACATATGCGGCTGATAACGCTATGGCGCTTGTTGGTTACAAAGGTTCAAGTGAATCAGATGCTCCAGCATTCTACTGCCCATACATCCCGTTGATGTCAAGTGGTGTTGTAATGGATCCAGGTACATTTGAGCCAGTAGTGAGCTTTATGACTAGATACGGATATGTTGAGTTATCAAACACAGCATCGTCTCTAGGTAATGCCGCTGACTACTTAGCAAATGTTGCTATTACTTCAGCGAACGTTAGCTTTAGCTAATATTGCTTTAACAATTAAAATAGGCTCCATTTAGGGGCCTATTTTTTTGACTTTTTAAAACTGTCCTTATAAATAAGTGTAGTATAACTACAGAGACTAATATGGCATACTCAGAAAAAGTAATGGACCATTACGAAAACCCACGCAACGTTGGAACATTTGATCCCAAAAAAGATAACATAGGAACAGGAATGGTAGGAGCACCTGCTTGTGGTGATGTTATGCGTCTACAGATAGAAGTAGAAGATGGAATCATTAAAGATGCAAAATTTAAAACTTACGGTTGCGGTAGTGCAATAGCAAGTTCAAGTTTATTAACTACAATGGTTAAAGGCATGACACTTGATAAAGCAGGTGAAATAAAGAATATAGACCTTGCAGAAGAACTTGCACTACCGCCAGTTAAAATACATTGTTCAGTTTTAGCCGAAGATGCAATTAAATCTGCAATAAAAGATTATAAATCTAAAATAAAAGGTTGACTTTTATTATAATGATGCTATTATAAGTACATAAGTTAGGAGATATCCTAAGTTAGATAGTGCAAGGAAATGCGTTTATAGAGACGTAACTTGGCTAGTAGCTGTAGTGGCACTGCATGACTGTAGAGATACAGAGATGGAGATTTTGGAAGTAACTATCCGATGCTAGGTTTCGCTGGTGACACAGAAATGATCTGTACTGGCGCTTGTAGGTGATCATTAAGTCCTACCTATCACATTATATTAAAGACTTGCCTAAAGCAAGTCTTTTTTTATGACTAAATTTCCGTAACTCTCTTTTAATGATAAATACTTGTGTCATAAATCGTGCCGCAATTTGCGGACTTATGCAGAATTGACCCACTGCGTATTACATAGAACGTAACTTAGGAGAAAACAAATGGGTAGACCATTAAATAAAAGATTGTTTGGAGTTGCAGGCGTAGGACCTACAGCTGGCGGCAACGAAATCAAAGTAAACTTTCATAACGGCACAGCAGTTAAAGAAGGTTATATTGTAAAGCAAAAAGGATCAAAAAGATTCGTATGTGAAGAAATTGAAACAGCAGGACTATTTACTTGCACACTTAAAACTGGTGTACTACCAGCCGCTTTATCAGCAGGTGAAATGGCTATTTCATTCAAAATGGATGATGCAGAAACATATACAGTAAGTAAAATTACTGGACGTAAAGCAACACTATCAGCACCAAGTGCAACAGGCAGTAATGCTTATGATGGCAAGAGTGTTCCATGGAACTTTGCAACATCTACTACAGATGGTGCGGCGCAGGTTGAAGAAGCTGGTGATGATAACACATTAATCGGAACTGATGACGATGACTTCACAGAAGACGCATAAGGATTAACTTAATGGAACGACCGATTAATGTTTTTTGGGATTTTTTAAAGAATCTAAAAGACTTAGTAGTTTCAGTTAAAATTGGAAAAGCTGAGGCAACACCTTGCGGTGTTGTCTTAGCCCAACTTAATGATTCAGAATTTGAAGTAAAAGATGAAGATGGCAATCAAGGTATTTGTACACTTGTTGCAAAGAAAATTGAAGATTTAAAAGAAAACGAAATGTCTATTTGGGCATTATGTTGTAAAACGGTTAACTTTACATTTATTAAAAAAATTATAGATAACATTATGATAGATTTTAATAATATAAAATACAGCTGGGAATTAGATCATGATTCAACACAAGGTTATGTGTTACTTAGGAAGATATAAGGAATTGTAAATGTCTAAAACTAAAATTGTAAGCCTTCCAACAAGTGACTATAAAGTTAAAGTAAAATCTGGCGGTAATATTACACTTGATACTGGGTTAGTTACAGGTATTACTACTGTTACAGGAAATTTAGTAGTACTGGGACAAACAACACAAGTTAGTAGTAATGATTTAAATATAAAAGATAATTTACTTGTATTAAATGATGGCGAACAAGGAACAGGCATTACACTTACACAGTCTGGTTTACAACTTGATAGAGGTAGTTTACCAGATGCAAAAATTGTGTTTGACGAAACTATTACTTGGGCAGATCCGGTTAGTGCAACAACTATAACTGGTGGATTTACATTAGTAAATGCTTCAGGAACACTACAAGGTTTACGAATTAATAGTGTATCAACTGGCGGCGGTGATTTGTATCTTATTAACTCTGGTACAGGTGTTATAAGTGTAACGGGTACAAATAATTACGAAACACAAATTACAGACGACGACGATATTCCTAATAAAAAATATGTCGACGATACTATCGTAACACAGCTTACTAGTACTTTTCAAAGAAGAATTGAAGAAGGATCAGCAAGTAAGTCTTATGTAGAAGTTAGAGATTTTGAAGTTAGTGGTGCACCTAGTGTAGTAACATTTAATCTTAACAACTATGTTAAAGGACAAATATTTGATAATCGAGTTGAATTTGAAGATATTAGATTACAAGATAATACAATCACAACAACAGTATCTGATACTGATTTAATATTATCGTCACCAGGAACTGGCGGCGTTGTTGTTGAAGATAACTTAACACTTACATTAACTCCGGGCGTAGACGACTCAGCAACTGATCCAAATGCTCCGTCAGATGGACTTAAGGTATATGTAAAAGCACCTGCGACTGGAGGTACTGGTTTGTTTTTCAAACATAGTTCGTCGAAATCAGGAGAAATAATAAGTAGACAAAATGCTCTTTTATTGAGTATGTTGTTTTAAAAAGGAAACAAAATGGCAATAGCAAGCACAGCAATAGGAAGTACTGATACAGACATATTAACTGTCCCGGCAGGAAAAACATATGCAGTACTGACAATTATGGTATGTAATACAGAACCAGCAAACCCAATACACTTAGAACACGGTGAGAGCCAATTTGATATGCACTTTATTCCAAACGGCGGAGCAAAGAGTAATACAAATATGGTCATTAATGATTTAATATTACCAGCAGGTGAAACATTTACTTTTGATAGTGAGAAAGTTGTTTTAGAAGCTGGCGATAAAATTACAATGCTCGGAGCATCGCCTACAGTATTAAGTGCAACTGTTAGTTTCTTGGAAGTGTAAGATATGAGATTAATTAAAGCACAAAGTACTAGCGTAAGAAATATTAAAGCTAAAGGTATTCGGTACGATATCAATCAAGTTGTTCAATTAGGTGGCGAACAAGGAGTAGTAGTTCCGATGGGAAATACTGCAAGTCGCCCACTGTTTCCTGTTAACGGAATGATTAGATATAATACTGAAACTGGAGCACACGAATCTTATGCAGACGGTACTTGGGCAAAATTAAAAAGGCAAGAACCAGTAACTATTGTACAACAGAATTTAGGAGTAGGCGATGCTAGTGAGGTTGACTTTGGACCACTAGATAGTGGCGATATAGATCAACCAGTTCCATCTGCTCCACAGAATGTAATAGTATTAGTTGAAACAGTGTTTCAAATTGCAAGCACAAATTATACTTTGGTCCAAAATCCTGCAGGTAAGGCTGAAGGGTTTTACATTAGATTTGGATCTGCACCCCCAGTTGGTAAGCCAGTTACAGTGCTACACAACTTTGATAAATAATATTAAGGAGACACTTGTATGGCATCGCTAAAAAGTTTATTAGGTAGTAAAAATTTCCAGTCCGCGGAAACAAACTTAGAAAAAGGTAAAATTTGGGCATATGACAACGGCTCAATGTACGGCTGTATGTGTAACGGGTTTTGCTGGATATCTCCAGGAGCAGGGGTAGTTAGATTAGAAGTATGGGGAGCTGGCGGCAGTGGCGCAAGAATGTGTTGCTGTGGAGGAGGCCTTCCGGGCAATGCTGGTGCTTATACTATGAAAGAGTTTAACGTTACAAGTGGAAACAGAGCATGCGGATGTATGGGTAAATCTTGTGGTAACGCAAGTCAATTATGTAATAGAGGGTGTAGTTCACAGTCTGCGGCATGTTGGTTTGACGCTTCCGGATCTAACGGGTGCATGTGTGCTCAGGGTGGAATGGGCGGACAAAGTTTTTGTTCAACAAACTCAAGTTTATATTGTTGCTATAGAGCAAACGGTTATTGTACAACTAACAGAGGACCAAACTGTGGTATAGTATGTAATGCTTGTAGTGGTGCTTGGATGGCATGTGGATATGGTGGAGATGTAAACTGTTGTGGTTGTATTAGTTGTTCAAGTTTCTTAGGTTGTTATCCTGCATGTACATGTATGAAATACTATCATGTTGCATTACCTGCAAACGTAATGGCGACAAATGGTACTATTGTATCATATGCTACGGAAGATGATAGTCCTTACTCACGTTGGTCAGGACAAGGAATGCATCAATATGTAAATGCACTTAATGCGGCAAGTAGAAATCCGTCACAGGGTGTTTATCATGGATCATGTTGGATGGGTAATAGAGCATGTCAGTGTTATGACATGTTAGGTTGTCAACAGCATGTACCTTATGGATCAGGTGGTCCTGCAAGTAATCCGTGTCCAGGTGTTAGAGACCATGGTTGGCGCGGTGGTAGTGGTGCAGTACGTATTAAGTACGTCGCGAACTAATTCAAAAAACATTCCGATAAATACTGTGTCAGGAGATTAGAGTGGCACAATTAGGCAGAATATCCGGTCCGGTATTAGAGGAAAATTTACTAAGACATAACGTAAACTTAGATTTTAGGAATCTAAATGCAAGTACTCCTGTCCTTAAACTTGACGTACAAAATAATTTAATTGGCGTTAATACTACTGCACCATCTCAACAATTAACAGTTAACGGCACTGCTAATGCTACAAATTTAGTATCAAATAATAGTGTTACTGTTAATAATTTTACTATTAGTAATACAGGAATAGATGCACTTTCAGGATCATTTGTAATAAATGGTGCTACTGGAGTAAATGCTACTGGTATAGGCACTGATCAATTAATAATACGAGATAATAGAATATATTCTTATGTAAGCGATGCTCCGGTAACATTTTCTCCTAACGCTACAGGTACTATTGAATTATTAACTAACACTAATGTAAGCGGCGATTTACATGCTACTGGTAACATTACAGCTAATGGAAATATTGTCATTGGCGATAACAGCAATGATAGCTTAACGTTATCAGGCGAATTAGTTACTGATATTATACCAGACGACACAGTAACATATAATTTAGGTAGTACTACAAAGCGTTGGTCAAATTCTTGGGCAAAGGATGTTACAACAGGATTAGTAACAGCTGATTTTGCAACTATTGACGGTGTTAGTTTAACACAAACACAAGGAAATATTGTTTATGTTTCTAAAAATGGTAGTGATTCTAATACAGGAATACACTTAAATGATACAGTTTTAAGTTTAGAAAAAGCAATAACACTAGTGTCGGCTGGTGATACAATTCATATATATCCTGGTACATATGTAGAAAAATTTCCTATAACAATACCAGTTGGTGTTACAGTTACTGGCGAAGATATGCGTAATGTTATTATAACTCCTAGTAGTATAACAGAGTCTAGTGATGCATTTTTAGTAAACGGCGAAGTAACTATTGAAAATTTAACTATTAAAGACTTTTATTACAATAGTGGTGCCGATACTGGGTACGGGTTCCGATATACAACAAACAGTGTAGTCACTTCAAGAAGTCCGTATATTAGAAATGTAACTGTTATTACAAAAGGTAGTGTAACTAATGCGGCAGACCCAAGAGGATTTGATCAAGGCGATGCTGGTAGAGGCGCACTAGTTGACGGCGCAAGTGTTACAACAGTATCTCAAGAAGCTGGTATGCTATTTCATGCGGCAACATTTATTACTCCAAATCAACAAGGACTAACAGCAAAGAACGGAGCAAGGATTGAATGGCTTAACAGCTTTACATACTTTGCATCTGCTGGCATAAAAACAGAACAAGGATCATCAGGACTTGCAGGTCAAGGTGTAAAGTACGGTGCAGAAATAAGATGCATAGGAAGTGCGTGTGTTTACGGAACTAAAGGAATTGTAGCAAACGGTGCAAGTACATTAATATACTTAGTAAATCATAACTTTGGGTACATAGGTGTAGGAAAAGATACAACAAACGATAAAACATTACACATACAAGCAAACGAAGTTGAAAAACTAAACAACGCTGTTGTTGTGTTTACTTCGTTAGATCATAGCGGAGTTTATCGTGTTGGAGGGGCATTAGCAGTTGATCAACAATCAGGAGAAACAATAATTGACTCAACTAACTTTGATTTTAGTGGTGTTGAGAAACTTACAGTTTCAACAGGCGGCCAATCTGTACAGCTTAAAGGTGAAAAAGTAGAAACTGATTTTATTAAATTTTCAGGTTCTACGATGGAATCTATTGTAGGAGATTTAACAATAGAAGCCGGCGGCGACGATATTAATATTACTAGTGATACAAACATTACAGGTAACCTAGATGTAACAGGCAATGTAACCTTAGCAGGAACACTAGTTAGACTAGGAAATGCAGACACTGACAAAATTGATTTTAATGCAGATATTGAAGGCAATTTAATTCCAAATCTAAACAGTTACAGTATAGGCAAAAACGGAAAACAGTGGAACACTATTCATGCCAGTAATATAGACCTTGATAATTTATCTATTCAAGGTAATACTATTATTACAGACGAATCTAATGCAGATTTAGACTTTGCTACCAGTGGCACTGGAAACGTTATTGTTACAGCAACTACAGTATTAGGAACAATAGTAAACACAGATACAACAGGCATTAATAATTTATCAAATCAAGTAAATGTAAATGGACAACTTACAATTACTGGAAACTTTAATGAAACAGATAGCAATAAAACTACAACATTACGTCAAGTTAGTACACCTACTTTAATTTCTAGTAACAGCTTAACAACGTTTGATAAGATACTATTTAATGGAAACCAAATTAAAACAACAACAGGCAACGATGATCTAAGTTTAGATCCTGCAGGAACAGGAAAAGTTAATTTTTTATCAGACCTAGATGTAGTAAACTTAGTTGCTCCAAGTGCAAATATTAGTATTGGTAGTGCGTCAGGATTAGATAAAGTAGTTGGAGAAGAACTACTTTCACAAAATATTATTTTGTCAGGCGATGCAGTAATAGAAAATATTGCTATAGCTGATAATATGATATCAACTAGAACTAGTAATAGCGATTTAGAACTTAGAGCAAGTGGAACAGGGACTGTAAGATTCCAAGAAAATGTTGTACTCACGGGTGATGTAATAACTCCGGCCACAAGTACTGTTGCATCAACTTCAACAGGAAACCTAGGAGCAAATAAATTAATAGTACAAACTCTTAATTCTGAAAATAAACAAATTATATTTGAAGATATAATGTTTGCAGGAAATAGAGTTACTAGTACAGATTCTAATAGTGATTTAGAGTTTAGAGCAAGCGGTACTGGTATTGTACGAATTAAAGAAAATTTTATTGCAGAGAATAACTTAACAGTGTTAGGTCCAATCTCATTACAAGCTACTACGATTAATAACACACTTACTGTTGATAATATAACTGCAACGAATATATCCGGTGTAGGTAGCAGTATATTTGAAGGTGTATCTCTTAGCGGAAATGTAATTAGTACTAAAGACTCAGATGCTAATTTAGAATTACGAGCTAATGGAACAGGTAAAGTTACATTCGGTGAAAACGTTGTTATTGAGAACGATCTTACAGTTAATGGTACAACTACTATTGGTAGTATAGATGTACAAAATACATTTGAAACACTTAACTTTAATTCTGTAAACTTAAACATAGCAGGAACATCTACGCTAAAATCAAACATTGATAAGATAAGAATAAGCGGCAATACAATTAATACTATTGTTACTGACACTGATTTAGAATTACGTGCAAGTGGCTCGGGCATTATCTCTATGAATGAAGATGTTGCAATTTCTAATAATATTACAGTTAGTGGAACTCTTAACACAAAAAATATTAACATACAAAATGATGTAGACTTAGGATCCCTTGAAGTACTTGGTAATATACAAATTAATGATAATTTTGTAGAAACAACAATTAGTAATAGTGATTTAGAACTTAGAGCAAACGGAAGCGGAATAGTTGATTATAACGGGTTGCCTTTTACTAGTAATATATTAGCAAATACCAGCGGAAATCTACAATTAGATCCTACTGATATCTTAAATATTAGTACAACTGGTTCTATTTTATTACCAAAAGGCACAACTGCACAGCGGAGCAGTTCTCCTACAGCTGGCACAGTTAGATATAATACAACTATAAATCAATTTGTTGGATACGGACCAACAACAAATGTTGTTCTTAGTAGTGCATTACTTTCGGACAATTATCAAACAGGAATAGAACTTTCTAGTATTAGTAATGATTTAAATTTTAAGATAAACGGATCTATTGTTTCTAAGTTTACTAGTAATAATAAAACTGAATTTAATAAAGTTGAACTTAGTAATATGACTTTAGATGCTAATAATCTTACAGTTACATCTGCTGATACAGACTTAACACTTGATGCTAGACATGCAAGGGTTGCATTTGGTAGTTTACAACTTTCTGACTTGTATATTCATGCAGATAATTCAACAGTTTCTTTTGCAAACACAGGCGATGGTACTGTAAAATTTAACGATAATAAAGCATTAGTATTGCCTGCAGGCAATACTGCAGGTAGAGAAACATCACCAGAAATTGGCCATACTAGATACAACACTGAGCTTGCTTATTTAGAAGTGTTTACTGGTTCATCCTGGACTACAGCCGTCGGAAGTGGCGGTGCGGCCTCGGCTTCCGACATGGCAGATCTCCTTAATACCTATACTATCATCTTTGGATAGATCATATAAATACATTATATAATAGACGCATAGACCTAATTGTGTTTATTATCATACTGTGGTTAGCCCGCAACGTAAGGTGGCTAGAGGGACAGGATCCCCGTATTGAGGAGAAAAGATGGCTGTAGGTCGCATATCCGGTCCGCTCTTAAAGTCAAATCTCGTTAGAAACGGGATAGACTTAGCATTTGAGACGGATCTTCTATATCTAGATGTGAACAATAGTCGCATCGGTGTTAAGACAACGACTCCACAATACGATTTAGATGTAAACGGAACACTTCACGCAACAAACTTACGAGCTACAACTGCTCTTACAGTAGGCAATATTATAATAGATGCTAATGGCATTAGTAATCCTAACGGCAGTATTCAATTAGGATCAGCTGACGAAGTAATTTATCAAAACAAATTAACAGTTGATAGCATTGAAATAAATGACAATACTATCAGTACTACTGAATCTAATGCTAATTTAGAAATTGATGCTAACGGTACAGGTACAATTGAATTACTTGCTGATACTAATGTAACTGGTAATTTACATGCTACAGGTAATATTACAGCTAACGGTAACATTACGTTAGGCGATGCTGACACTGACAACATTACACTTAATGCAGAAATTGCTAGTGATATTATACCAGATGTTAATAATACATATAACTTAGGTAGTACAGATAAACGCTGGGATAATATATGGTCAACTACAGTTAATGCTACTAATGTTAATGCATCAGCACTAAATATTGGCTCAATTAATTTATCACAAGCTCAAGGAAACATAGTTTATGTTTCTAAAAACGGCGATGACACAAATGCCGGATTACATCAGAATAATCCAGTTCTTACAATAACAAAAGCATTAACACTGGCATCAGCTGGTGATACTATACATGTATATCCAGGAGATTATGAAGAAGTATTTCCATTAACTGTACCAGTAGGAGTTACAGTTAAAGGACACAGTATGCGTACTGTGAGTATAACTCCTACTGTTGGAACTAACAATAATGATGCATTTTTATTAAATGGCGAAGTAACTATTGAAGACCTAACTATTAAAGATTTTTACTTTAACAGCGGAGCAAATGAAGGTTATGCTTTTAAATTTGCAACTAATATTACAGTAACTACTAGAAGTCCTTACATTAGAAACGTAAGTGTAATAACAAAGGGCTCTGTAGTAAGTAGTAGCGATCCAAGAGGATTTGATCAAGGGGATGCAGGGTGTGGTGCTTACTTAGATGGACAAGTGGCTCATGCTACTAGTAAAGAAGCTGGATGTTTATTTCATGCTGTAACATTTATCACTCCAGGAGTTAACGCCCTTACTGTAACTAACGGAACACGAGTTGAGTGGCTTAATAGTTTTACGTATTTTGCGGCAAAAGGATTGTATGCTATTGATGGCACACAAGGATTAAAAAATGCAGGACAAACTGCAATAAGAGTTGGAGGCTTAACAGGATCATTTGCGGCAAGCGAAACTTTTACTTTAAAGAGTGTCGACGGAAGTAGTACACTAGGTACAGGTACTATTGCTAGTAAAGACACAGACGGAAAATTTTATATTAATGGTAAAGTTAGCGGCGTAAACGAAGTTACAACAAGAACAGCAAAGAATCAAAGTGCAGTTGGTAATGCACAGCTTAGTCAAACTCAAAAGAAATTTGGTAATGCTAGTTTATTATTAGACGGAACCGGCGATTATATAAGCATGGGTGCTAGTGATGATTTTGGATTTGGAGTAAATGATTTTACTCTTGAATGCTTTATTAGACTAGATACAGTAAGTGGAGTGCAAACAGTATTTGATTTACGTGCAGGCTTAACTACTGATATTACACCTACACTATTAATTGACGGTACTACACTAAAATTCAATGTAGCAGACGTTACTAGAATATCAGGAGGAACGTTATCTGCAAATACATGGCACCACATAGCAGTAAGTAGATTAGCTAATACTACTAAGTTATACCTAGACGGCACAAAAGTTGGTACATCAATTCTAGATAATAATAACTACGGCTCAAGTAAGCCTGTTAGATTAGGTGCTACGTTTGCAGGAATAAATTCAGTTGATGGTTATATTGATGATGTAAGAATTAGCAATAGTTCAAGATATTCGTCAGATGCAGGATTTACAGTTGCTACAGCAGAATTAGTAGGCGATGCTAATACTAAATTTTTATCACACTTTAACGGTAATGCCGCGGCAACAACATTTGTAGAAGATCTTAAGATTGCACAGACCATTGAATTCTCCGGCGGCGCGACTGCAAACTATGTAGATTTATTTGATGTAACCGACTTTGGCGGCGAAATTAGATCTATTGGTAGTGCAAATGTATACGGAACATATGGAGCATATGGCGACGGTCCGGGTGTTATTATGTATTTGGTTGGTCAAAACTTTGCATATATTGGTAACGGCAAAGCAGTTGATAATGATAAGTCTACAGTAGTACAAGCTAATGAAGTTGTTGAGGCTAACTCAGCTAAAGTTAATTTTACTAGTGTTGACCACAGAGGTGACTTTAGAGTAGGTGATGCATTTTATGTTGATCAAGAAACAGGACAAGTACAATTTAATACAGCAAACTTAGAAGTTATTACTACAAATGGTTTAACTTTTCAAACAGGGTCTGATACAACATTTATTGATGGTACTAAAATTGAAACTGGTGATTTTAGAATACAAGGTAGTACAATTAAAACATTAACTACTGATATGACAATATCAAGTGTTAGTGGATCAGTTAATATATCAGACAATACAAATATAACCGGCAACTTAGATGTAACAGGCAATGTTACTATTGGTGGCGATATTACTATTGGAGATGCTGACACTGATGGTATACAATTTACTGGTGATATTGATAGTAATTTAATACCAAATATAGATGCAACATTTAATATAGGAACAAACACAAAACGATGGAATAATGTTTTTGCTAATAATTTAGACTTAGATAATATTATAATTTCAGGTAACAAAATTGAAACTACAATATCAGATTCTAACTTAGACCTAGCTCCAAACGGTACAGGTAAAGTTAATATTTTAACTGACTTAGTTGTTTCTGATACAATAGATGTAACCGGAATTGCAACATTTAATGCAGAAGTTAGAACTACAAACGGACTTACTGTTGCAGGGAATATTGTTCAGTCATCGGGTAGTACTACACTAAGTGGTGATTTGGTAGTAAATAACGGACTTACTGTTGCAGGTAGTGCAGTATTTGATAATATTAACATTATCAATAATACTATTAGTACAAGTGATACTAACAGTGATTTAGAAATTTCAGCAAGCGGTAGTGGAAACGTTATTGTTCCTGCAGGAACAGATTTAGCAGTAGGCGGTGATGTTGCTATTAGTGGAGGATTAACTCTTACTAATCTTACAGCAAGTGGAAATATTACAGCAAATAGTGTAAACGTTAACACATTGTCAGTTGCCGGAGCGTTCCAGTTTGAAAATATACAAATTGACGATAACGTTATTAGTACTACTATTAGTAATAGCGATTTAGAACTACGTGCAAATGGTACAGGCAGAATAATTATACCAGAAAACAATCTTGTAATTGAACAAAATCTTTCTGTGCTAGGTGCATTTACTCCACAAAACTTGAATGTTAGTGATACTGCTACAGTAACAGGAAATTTAAATGTAACTGGTACTACATCTATATTAGGACAGGCAAACTTTGAAAATATTCAAGTTGCTGGTAACGTACTAAGAACAACAGATAGTGATAGTGATTTAGAATTAGAAGCCGCAGGTACAGGTGTTGTTAAAATAACTAATAGCAATACAGTTATCGATAACAACTTAACTGTAAGCGGAACAGCAGTTTTAGGGGCAGCCACTGCTTCAACAGTTAACACTGGAAATATTGTAGTTAATGATACTATGACTATTAACGGTCAAGTTAATTTTGAAGATATTGAAATTAATGATAATATTATTACTACAACTACTAGTAATAGTAATTTAGAACTTAGAGCAAATGGAACTGGTACAGTTCTTGTACCAAACAATGACGTTTTAATTACAAATGATTTAACAATAAACGGTAATACAAACTTTACAAATATTACAACTAGTGGAGCGTTTAATGCTGGTGATGCATTAATTACTGGAACATTAACAGTAACAGGCGTTGCGAATTTTGAAGATATTAGAATAGATGATAACTTTATTACTACAACACAAAGCAATAGTGATTTAGAATTACGTGCAAACGGCACCGGAAATATTAGTATTCCAAATAATAATGTTGTTATTACAAATGACTTAACTGTAGATGGAACAGTAACACTTAATACTTTAAATAGCACAGGAAAAATTACAGCAAATAGTTTTACTACCGGTGATATTTTAATTGATGATAATTTTATTACTACAACTACTAGTAATAGTAATTTAGAACTTAGAGCAAATGGAACAGGATCTGTTACTACAGGCAACTTTAGTTTTAACGCTAATGTATTAAGTACTGATGGCGATATGGTGTTAACACCAGAATCGGGTGTACTACAAATCAACAGTACAGATAGTATATTATTTCCAAAAGGTACAACTGCACAAAGGAATGCAAGTCCTGTAACAGGCATGACACGTTATAATACAACAACTAATAAATTTGAAGGTTATAACGGAAGTTGGGTAGAATTAAGTACATCGCTTACAGATAGTGACAATGATACATATATTACAGCAGAAAATACACCAGGTGCTAACGATAATATTATTAGATTTTATAACAGTGGCTCACTTACTGCTAGTTTAGATGCAACTAAATTTTCTACAAACAAATTAGAAGTTGATGATATAGAAATTGATGGGAGTACTATAACAACGATAAGTACTAACACAGATTTAAATTTAAATGCTAATGGTACTGGTAGTGTTGTAATAGATAACTTTAAGATTAAAAACAATACTATTACAAATACAGTTACTGACAGTCAAACAGTATTTCAACCAACAGGAACTGGTTATTTTAAATTTGCAGGTACTAAAGGAGTTGTTATTCCTATTGGTACTGATGCTACAAGGCCAAGTGTATCTAATGCAGAAACAGGCATGACACGGTATAATACTACATCGGCTCGAGTAGAAATATTTAACGGAACTAACTGGGTATCAGTTGCAGGTTCAAGTGGCGGAATAAGTTTTAGTGATGCAGAGGCATTAGCATTGGAGTACGTTTTAGCGTTAGGATAAAAAGATGGCAACATATTTTAGAAACAAGATTATTAAAAACATAGGAACACAAAAAATTGAAGTGTTCGCAAGTGACGGATCAACTAACGCAACTGTGCTAGGAATTAACGTTGCAAACATAACAGACTTTGCAGTAAATGTAAATATCTATGTTAAGGATGATACAAGTGTTGAAGGTTACTTTATGAAAGATGTAATGATAGCACCAAATAGTAGTTTCAAAGGAATGCTTGGAGGAGAAAAGTTAATTATCCCTGCAAACAATTCTTTACTGATACAGAGTAATTTAAGTGATAGCTGTGATGCTATTATAAGTTACGTAGATATAGTATAGGAGTAATTAAATGTCAAACACAGCATATTTTGGTAACAGTGCAGACAATATATTAGGTGGTGTAGATGGTAGATTTTTTTACGGTCTACGTAGAACTGACGATGGTGAATTGTTTATTACAAAAGTAGATCAAATGGATCCAAATGCAACTATACAAGTAAATGCGCCAGGCGATCCTAATAATAATTATAAAGACTTTGAACAAGGAACTGACTTCTTTGAGGGAAGAGATCAAAATCATGAATATGTTTATGAGAATTTAACATATGAACAACTACGCTGGGACGAAAGACACTTATTTTATTACATTAACGATGAAGGCGAACTAGTTGTTAGATTTAATAGACCTTATACATATCCAACAGGTGTTAGTACTGACGGTAGTGGAGACTATAATCCAAAGCATTTTAAAGTTACAATAGCTAATCCAGGATCAGGTAATAAGTTTTATCTTAACGATATTGTTGCTCCTACATTAAATTTATTTGAAGGACAAACTTATACATTTGGACAAGCTGATTCTTCAAATAATACTCATCCAATTAGATTTTCAACAACGCCAAACGGAATACATGGTGGCGGAGTAGAATATACTACTGGAGTTACTACTATTAGTACAGCAGGGTTAGAAGGCGCATATGTTAAAATACAAATTCCGGTTAACGCTCCAACGTTATATTATTACTGTGTAAATCATAGTGGTATGGGCGGACAAATAAATACACTTACTTAAAGATTAGGAAAGAAAATGGCAGAATTTAGAATTGATAGGATTAGGTATAACTGGAAAGGTACTTGGGTTACCGGAACAGCTTATATTAAAGATGACATAATTTCATACGGTGGTAAAGCATTTGTTGCTTTAACAAGTCACACTGCATCTGCTGATTTTAACACAGACTTAGATTATACAATAAGCGGCGAATCAACACCTAAGTGGGAACAAGTAGCCGACGGTAAAGCCTGGAAGGGCGACTGGCTACCGTCAACATTTTACAAAGTTAATGATTTAATAAAATATAGAGGAATTGTTTATAGTTGTATTGATAGTCATACTAGTGCATCTAGCGTAGCATTAGGATTAGAAAACGATCAAGCTAAATGGACCCCGTTTGCTAAAGGTTATAATTGGTTAAATCTATGGTCAGCATTTACAGAATATAAAAAGAATGATGTAGTACGTTATAATGGTATTGTATATATTTGCCTTACTGACCACCAATCAAATACAACCAATGCAGGAATAGAATACGACCAATCAAAATGGGCAGTACTTCAAAGAAGTGATTTTTGGAAAAATAATTGGGCTGTAGGAACACGATATATTAAAGATGATGTAGTAAGATACGGCGGCAACTTATATAGATGTACAGTAGGCCATACAAGTAATGATGACATAACAGAAGGTATTGGTACTGATTTAGGTTTAGATTCAAGTATAGCTAAGTGGGAATTAGTTAGCGTAGGCATTGAATATAAAGGCGAGTGGACTGGTAGTTACTATAAAACTAACGATATTGTAAGATACGGTTCTAGTTTATATAAAGCAAAAAGAGGAATGAGTGGAACTGATACATTCTTTAATGGAGTGGATTGGGATCTTTGGGTTCCTGGTTTAGGATACGAAACAGAATGGAACGCGGCAGTACTTTATCAACCAGGTGACATTGTTACGTATGGCGGATATACATATACATGTTTAGAACTTAGCATAGGCGAAACTCCTTTTGAACAAGGATTATTACAAGACGCCGGCAAGTGGGAATTATTAACTAGAGGATATGATTTTAAAGGCGATTGGGATATTACACAAGTATATCCAATGGGTAGCGTAGTAAGAAAGAATGGATACTTATACGAAGCAAGAGTTTTAATAATACCAAGTGATCTAGTTGAGCCAGGCGACACTGACCCCGGCGGTAGTGATCAACCAATAAAGGACGGAATATACAACGCTGAAGGTGTATCTAAATGGTTACTATTAGTAACAGGAATATTTTGGAAAGGTGAATGGCAAGAGTTCTTAGGGTACGAAACTGTAGGCGATGCATCTGATAGTAGCTTCTTCCAATACTACCCAGGTGACGTTGTTATGGACAGGAGTATTACATACATTTGCAAGAAGCAACATTATAGTAATATATTTGAAGCAAGACCTATATTTGACGTAGATCCAGAAACAGGAGCAAATAGTTATTGGACTATATATTTTGGTAATTCAACTGCCGCTGTAAACAATACGTTACGCTATAGAGGTGACATGCGTACATACAATACAACATACGACGGAAGTACAGCAGGACCAACAAACCTTACTATAGGAGTTGCAGGTTCGGCATTAAAAGTTGATGATACTAATATAGTAAAATGGGAGGATTTAAATAAAACAGTTAACGTTTACTATGTTTCTCCTAACGGAACTGATGCTGTAGGGTTTGGGGGTAATCCTGCTACAGCATATGCATCTATTAATTATGCATGTCAATATATACGAGGCGATATTGCTACAAGAGCACCTGCTACAATATTCTGTGCAACAGGATTATATCAAGAAGTGTTACCAATTGTTGTTCCAGCAGATACAGCTATTGTTGGCGACGAATTAAGAAGCGTAACAGTACAGCCTGCGGCTGGTTATGAAACCTCTGATATGTTTAGAATGCACAATGGATCAGGTTTAAGAAATATGTCACTACAAGGGCTAAACGGAACACTAGGTGATCCTAATGATAATTTAACAAGACGCCCAAGTGCTGGAGCGTATGTTGCATTAGATCCAGCAAATGGACCAGGTGATACATATGCACACATTACTAGTAAATCTCCATATGTACAAAACGTATCAACATTCGGTAATGGGTGTATTGGAATGAAAGTTGATGGAACTTTACATAATGGCGGTAATAAGTCTATGGTTGCAAATGACTTTACACAGATATTAAGTGACGGTATTGGATATTGGGTCAATGCAGACGGGCTATCAGAGCTTGTTAGTGTGTTTACATACTATTGCCATATTGGTTATCTTTGTACTGATGGCGGCAAGATAAGAGCACTAAACGGTAACAACTCATACGGACTATATGGTAGCGTAGCTGAAGGTTATAATAGTAGTGAAACACCAGCAACGGCAACAGTTAATAACAGATCTAAACAAGCACAAATTTATAACACATATACTGATAAAAATCAAATATACGGATTTGGATTTTCAAATGCAGGACAAAATTATACAAATGCAACAGTGTCATTTGCAGGACCAGGTATTGGCCAAGTCTTAGATTATAACGAGTTTAGAACCGGGGGCATTTCAGAAATTTTTGCAACAGAAGAAGCTTCTAACTTTATTGGTGGTGCTAATTATCAATTTGTATTAAATAAAGCTCAAAACGGTAATACAACACAAATTACATTATCAGGTGCTGACACAGGAACAGAAGAAAAATATATAGGTATGCGAATAAGAATTGATTCAGGAACAGGAACAGGACAGTATGCTAAAATTAAAACATTTAATACTGCGGTTAAACTTGTAACAGTAGAGCAAGAATCAACAGGACTTCCAGGGTGGGAGCATGTAACAGGAATGCCAATTGCACCTGCACTAGATGAAAGTAGTTATTATGTTATTGAACCTCGTGTAGATATACCTTATCCTTCATTCCAAACACAAACAACTTCGTTACCTGCAACAGCTAGGTGGCAAAGCATTACATACGGAACATCGGGATTTGTAGCTATTGCAAAGGGTTCAACATCTGCGGCAACATCAGCAGATGGGCTATCTTGGAGCACAGGTACATTACCAGTAACTGCTGATTGGCAGGCAGTAACGTTTAATAATTCAAGATATATTGCAGTTGCAGAAGCAGGAAGTTCTGCAGGTTATTCATCGGATGGAACAACTTGGTCTAGTAGCACACTTCCAACATCTTTAGATTGGAGCGATGTGTGCGGTAACGGTTCGGATGTAGTTATAGCAGTTCCTAGAACAAGTGATAGCACCGGATCATCAACTTTAGCAAGGTCAACTGATAACGGTAGTGCATGGGCTACAGTAAATATTGGAATTACTGCTGATTGGGCTAGTGTAGCATACGGCCAATCTAAGTTTGTTGTAATTCAAGCAGGCGGCGACAAAGCATACTACAGTATTGACGACGGGGTATCTTGGGTTCAAAGTACACTTCCGTCAAGTCAAGAATGGAATAGAGTAGTATATGGTAACGATAGATTTGTTGCTATATCAGAAAAAAGCGATAGTACACGATGCGTAACAGCAGTTAGTCTTGACGGAATAACATGGTACGAAGGTAGTATGGAAACAGGACAATGGAGAGATCTTGCGTATAATGAAGGCTTATTTGTTGCATTAGATCCCTTATCAGATATTGTAGCAATGAGTAGAGATGGATTTTGTTGGTACTCTAGAGTTACACAGTCCGCCGCAGATTGGACTAGTATTGCGGCAAATAATGGTAACTGGATTGGTGTTGCTAGTGCTACTGAAACAGGTACTAGAATTATTACTGGAGCAAAAGCAGAAGCTATTGCTATTGTAGGAAGTGGCAGAATTGCAACATTTGTTATAAGTAATCCAGGAAGTTTTTATGATGTTAGTGATCCTCCTGTAGTTACAGTGTTTGATCCTGTATCAACTTTAGCTGTAACAAATGTAGCAAGAATTAATGATGGTGTACTTGGTTGGCCAACTTGGACTAATAGAGGAACAGGACATTTTAGCGTTATTAGTACTGTTTCATCAGGTGATGGATATGCCGAACTTTTACAAATTACAGATCGACTAATAGTTAATAATTTATCAGAACTTCCGGGGCCGGGTGACAATATTGCTATATCAGGAATAGACGATGTAACTTTTTATGTTGTTAAGACTATTTCAAGTGGAGGGTCAGCACCAACATTTGATGCTGAATTCCAAATTAGCCCAAGTTTAGGTAGAGCAGAAGCAGTAACACATGCAACTAATGTTACATTAAGAAAAAAATATAGCCAAATTAGACTAACAGGACACGACTTCTTAGATATTGGCTCGGGTAACTTTACAGATACAAACTATCCAGCATTATATGTGTTTGGATTTGATTCAGTAAACGAACCACAGCAATTTAACGAAGTATTACAATATGACGGCGGTAGAGTATTTTATACAAGTACTGACCAAGATGGTAATTTTAGAGTTGGTGAACTATTTGAAGTCGAGCAATCAACTGGTACAATATCAATTAATGCTAGTTTCTTTGATCTTAGCGGATTAGATGAGTTAGCATTAGGCGGCGTGGTGCTAGGCGGAACAGGTGCTGTTGTTAGAGAGTTTAGTACAGATGGTACGTTTACTGCTAACTCAAATAATATTGTACCAACACAAAAGGCAATTGGTATATATGTTAAATCACGTATTTCAAGTGGTGGATCAGATGTAGCAGTTAACAGATTAAATGCAGGTGATATAAGTTTTACAGGCGATAGAATTTTTAAAGCACTTGGCGGAAATATTAATATACTTACTACAGTTAATATTCAAGGTGATCCACTCAGTGGTGCGGCTCACGGTGTAGCAGGTAGTATGTTGACGCATGCAATGTTTGCAGGCGGTTCAGGTACATAGAAAGATCAAGGAGTATAGGGTTTTGATAAATACAAGTAATAACATTGGAGTTACCCATGGCAGAGTTTAAGTTAGGAAGAATTAGATTTATTTGGAAAGATGAATGGTCTTCTTCTACCACTTACTATAAAGATGACGTAGTAAGATACGGCGGAAAAACTTTTATATGTATAGTAGGACACATTGCACAAACTGACTTTATGTTAGATTTGAATAACGCAACTCCTAAATGGGAGCAGTTTGCTGACGGTCAAACTTGGAAGGGCGAATGGACAGTTTCGTCAGTTTATAAAATTAATGACGTTGTAAAATATGGCGGATTATTATATATTTGTAATACTGGACATGTTTCAGACACTGATACTATTGGCGGCCTTGAAAGTAATTTAGGTGATGATAGCACTTCGGCATATTGGGATCTATTTTCAGAAGGATTTGATTATAAAGGTAATTGGACAGTTAATACCCGTTACAAAGTTAATGATATTGTTAAGTATGGTTCAAGAATTTACATCTGTACAGTATATCATGTAAGTTCAGCTTCGCTAGCCACTGGCCTAGAAACTGATCAAGCTAAATGGGATATGATGAGTGATGGTCAAGACTGGAAAACAGACTGGACTATTAATACTCGATATAAAGTTGGTGACTTAACCAAATACGGTGGACAGGTTTATAGAGCAAATACAGGCCACACATCTGCGGCAACAATTACACTCGGCTTAGAAGCAGATCAATCTAAATGGGATTATTTTCATAAAGGTATTGAATACAGGGGCGAATGGGCAAATGCAACTCGTTATAGAATAAATGATGTTGTTAAAGATTCAGGTGGTACATGGATTTGTACAACATATCATACATCAAGTGCTACTCATGAAAATTTAAGACTAGATGAAGCTAATTGGTCAATCTTTATTGCTGGATTAGAATTTGAAGATACATGGGGAGCATATAGAGAATATCAACCAGGTGACATTGTTACATATGGCGGATATACATACATTGCTAAAACCAATAACGTAGAAAAGAAACCAGCAGAGCAAACAAGTGACTGGCAAGTATTTGTAACTGGGTTTAATTTACGTGGTGATTACGGTGACGATTCTACAAACCAAGATTATATTGTCGGTGATGTTGTAAGACTAGGAGGATATACATATCTTGCTAAGGCTAACTCAAACGGACAGCGTCCCCCAAATACAACTTATTGGGATAAATTAAATGAGGGCGCGGCATGGAAAGCGGCATATACTAACTCTACATACTATGATGCAGGTGATGTTGCAACGCAAGGCGTAAACGCATACATTTGTATACTA